CCGCTAACACAGGAACAAGTCATCCTAAATTTAATGAGATAAACAATCTAGAAACTGACCATACCTTTGCTGACGGTGTTAAGCTTACTGCTGGAGTCCACAACTCACTTACAAATAGCTGGCTTGGGTCAAGCCTGACAGAAAACGGTATAGAAACAACCTCCACATATCGTGCTGCTCTCATTTTAATGAACTCTCGTGTCACTGGAAACTGGAAAAATGGAGTCCTCCTTGGAGGCGGAGTTCAGAATATTATTGCTGACAACTTGATAGCCTCTAATAGTATCGCATCTTCCGGGACTTATCACGCTGTATCCGTTGCCGCAGCTTTGACAAAGTTCAATATAAATAACAATTACCTCGGTGATGACGCTGATATTGGTTCTGGTCAACAAGGATATGGCGTTTATATTGCGACTGGAGCATCTGATTATTACGACGCAACATATAATATTTGCGGAGGTGATAACGTATCCGGATGCGTTTCTGATGGTGGAAGCGGACTCAACAAAGAGATCACAGGCAATCACTGATGACCACATCTGGGGTTACAGCCCTAAATCTTACCGCCCGCGACATAATAACTTTCGCTTTAGGAAAGATATCAGCTAGTCCAATTGGACAGTCTCCATCCGAAACTGAGATTGCTCCAGTCATCACTGAGTTAAACCTCATGATGAAAGAGTGGGAAACAACGGGTCCTCATCTCTGGCGCCAGACAACAGGTTCGGTAAGCCTTTTGGCAAACACAGCTGCTTATTCCTTGGTTACGGACAATCCGCTTCGTATCATGGAGGCCCGTTATCGCTATCCCGCGACTAGCGTTCCATCTGACCAGCGTGACCTGCCAATGGAACAGATGAACAGAGACGCGTATATGACGCTTCCTGTGAAGCTGTCTCCAGGAAGCATTCCAACGCAATGGTATTTTGATCCTCAAGAAACAACTCAAACGTTATATGTTTGGCCGGTCCCAACAGCTCCAACTACAGATCAGGTTGTTTATACGTATCAGAGACGTTTCCAAATAGTTCAATCGTTAAACGATAATATAGACATTCCTCAGGAATGGTTGTCCACAGTTGCGTATAATCTAGCTGAACGTCTTCTCGACGATTACGGTGTAGAAGGAACCAGTTCGCAGAGAATTGCCCAAAGAGCACAGAAGTTACTTCTGACGGCTAAAGCGTTTGATCGAGAAGACATCATAAGATTCGCGCCCCAACATCGCTATCGTCGCCGTTAATCATGTCTCAAGTTCAACTTCCGCTCCCCAAAGAAAGCACCATCGGACGTCATGGGCAAGACGCAAACTGTCGCGTCATCAATGGTTATGTGGAAACCTATGGCCAAGAGAACGACGGAAAGTCTCCTTACGGGATATACGCTTCTCCAGGTCTAGTTCGCTTCGATAGCGGCGGTCAAGCTGGTGCTGAACGTGGGATGATTGTTCTTGACGACAACAATATGGTTGCGTTGTTAGGTACACAGCTCTGCAACATTACCTCTGCTGGTGTTCTCACCGTCGTGGGCACGATTAATGGAACCGGGCGTGTAACCATGGCCCGAAACATGAATGGGACGCCTCAGATTGGAATTGTTGGCGAAGAAGCGGGAACGCCGTATTACTATTTATTGCAAGGTGGAACTTTAACACAGCCAACTGAAGCTAATCTTTCCCCGCCGAATTCGATCACATATTTGCGTGGATATTTTGTTTGGTCCGCATTAGACGGGAAAATAACATCGAGTCCTTTGGATTCAGGAACCGGAATCGATGCTTTGGCCTTTGATTACGCCAATTCCGAATCAGATTCCAACGTCAGAGTTTATGCTAGCGTTGGCTATTTATACATATTCGGAACCAGATCGTTAGAAATCTGGCAAGCAACCGGAACTATTCCTTTCCCATTTGGACCGGTTCAGCAAAATATCGCTCTTGGCCTCCTTGCCCGCCACTCTGTGGCCGAAACTGAGAAAGGTTTGCTCTGGGTCGATCACAAGGGAATGGTACGCTACGGGCGCGACGGCGGCGCTCAAAGGGTTTCCACACATTCCGTCGAACGTGCTATTGCGAGTTTATCAGCTGCTGATCAGGCTGATATAACCGGCTACATCGCCGTCTGGCAGGGTCATCAATACTATATTTTGAATTCCACCGGATGGACGTGGGTATACGATACTGACGCCAATAGGTGGTATCAACGTAATTCTTACGGCTATGATAGATGGGTTCCGTCTAACAACATTTGGTTTGCTGGAAATTACGTCGCCGGAAGCTATCAAAACGGCAAGTTGTATCGAATGGACCCCGAGGCTTATTCGGATGATTCCCAAGACTTTATCCTAGAAATATGGTGCCAGCAAACACACAACTTTCCTGGTGGTGTCCTCTTGGATTCCCTTGATATTGATGTTCTTTCTGGAGTTGGAAACGATGCCGGGAATCTAGCAGCTCAAGACCCGAAAATCCTCATCGATTATTCAGACGATGGCGGAAAGACGTTCGCTGGAGAGCGAGCCGTTTCAATAGGCAGGACTGGGGATTATCGTCGGATGGTACGTACGGGAAGGTGGGGAAGGACGGCCCAGAAGGGCCGCATATGGCGTTTTAGAGCTTCTGCAAGCGTCTTACGTGGTGTTCTTCAGGCCAGTATCCGCGCTCGTCCCTGTAATGGGTAATGGATATTACCCATCGCGAAGCACGTAACGGTTAGCTGCTAGACTAACCTCCGCCGCCGCCGCAATGATTAGCCTAAGTTAGTTGTTGCACTAACCTTCTCAGAAGTGCGTTCGGCCTAATGTTATCGACCAATAAACACTTTTCAAAGTGCAAGCAAGCGCCTTTGTTCACGTCGCGACAATGGGTTTCCTCGATAACCATCTCTCCAGTGACGCAATCTAACTTAGGAGGTCGCTGTGCTTCTGGCGCAGTGCACACGTGATCGTACCATATTTTACTTCTTGGCGTTTTGCAGTGGTGAAAGTTGCAATTCTTACAAAGTGTCACTTCTGACATCACTTCCCCCTTAATTCATCCCTCAATATGGTTGGGAAACTAGGATTCGAACCTAGATTCTAGGGATCAAAGCCCCATGTCCTACCTTTAGACGATCTCCCAAAAAATGGCGGGGAAGAAGAGACTCGAACTCCCATCTTTCAGTTTTGGAGACTGACGCTTTCTCCAGTTAAGCTACTTCCCCATTACTTTACACTAGCAGCTCTATGCAACCTTCCCGGATTTTCCCCAACTGTACCTTCTTTTCAGACCTATGGTCACATACTAAGTTATCTCTGACCCGATACGTCCGAACCTTATCCCCGCGCATCCCACTTCCAACTTGAGCTTTTCTATTTCCGGCTGTTTTCTTAGCATCAATCTCAGAAAGATGTGCGGAAACTCTGGCTTCTAGTACTTGACGCGCAAGAACTTTGTTTTTGTGTTGGCATCTTGTTGCCGCTTTAGCTTGCATCCCAGTCGGCTTGTGCCGCATGATGACGCAGCTTTCGGTCTTGTTCCTATGCTGGCCACCGGGGCCGCTATCCTTGGTCAGGATAATTTCTATGTCTTTATCGTTTAATCGGTAATCTTTGGCTTCCAACAGCGGCATAACAGCGACTGTTACTGTGGAAGTGTGGACGCGACCCTTCTGTTCAGTGGGTGGGACCCTTTGCCAGCGATGACCACCTGCTTCCCGACCTAGTGGTCGAAGGAGGTCAGAAGGACCATTCAGGATGATAGTAAGTCAGCTGTCTCCTTCAACTTCTGACGAAATATCATGTTTGTTCGCGTAAGCCAAATAGATAGCGGCTTGATCCTGGACAAGAAGTTTGGCGTCATCACCACCTTCACCAGGACGTATTTCAATTGCGATTTTCATTGGTTTTTTCCACATTTTTTATTCTAGGGCTCATCAGGATTCGAACCTGAACCTCGGTCAACCCTTATGGGGTAGACATTATCCGGGTACGCCGGAGTGTTCTCCCGTTTAAACTATAAGCTCATTTGGCTGGGAAGGTAGGATTCGAACCTACATGTAGCGCGTTAACAGCGCGCCGCTATTACCAATCAGCCACTTCCCAAATTTTTACGATATTTTACGATGTTGTATCCATGCCGTTTCAAGTACCCCAAAATATACCCACCGATATAAGCGTCTTCATTGCCCCCATCATCGTATAAGTATATCCCACCCTCTTTTTTAAACACAGCCATCCCTGCCGGGCGTTCTTTTGACTCTGCGAGGGCTTGCAGGGCCTTTTTCGCGGCAAAAGCAACGGTTTTAGCCTTTTCCATTATTCTTCTGTCTCTTCACCCTCGTCCGGATCATGAGTCGTGTCAGGGCTATCTTCCTGAGCGGCGGAACAGGAGCACAAACACCAGTTACCATTCCGGTCCTTGTAGCTTCCAGTGTCACCACATATGTTGCAATTGTATGCCACTGTGCACCTTTTCGTTTCACGTGAAACTGACATAGTCAGAACGGCTAAGCCTGGAAACCGTCCATCGGCGGGACGAAGAAGCCTAGGAAATATTTTGGAGCCGGATGCAGGATTCGAACCCGCGACCTTCGCTTTACAAAAGCACTGCTGCTACCACTGAGCTAATCCGGCACTTCGAACGGATTACTCTGTCTTGGAGCTAATCCGGCAGTCTTGGTGGAGGCGAGGGGATTCGAACCCCCAAAATGCAGAACTAAGCCCAAGCTTCCC